GTGCGCTTGTGCTGTCGTATGTTGTGGTTTGATATGGATTGCTTGTTTTCTCTCCACCGGCTAAACTACTACGACCCCAACCTGTATCATCGAATGGGTTGACGAATGAGCGTGATTCGATGATGTATGAACCGCCCATTGGTTTGACGTTAGAAGTATGACTGAATCGCATTACACCACCGTGTGGTTGTGCGGCGAATGATAGGCTTCTGAGGTCATAATCACCAAGTGTCTGCGACCCTGCTTGCATACCACCATGAAGAATGACACGTTGACCTACACCACGGTCAGCGTGTAGGCTGTGAGCCTCGGTGTTGATAGCAACATAGTCCCTGTCAACACCACTTGAAATTGCCTCAAGCGCCTCTGCGTCAAGACCAATACGTGGACTGGTTCGAGATACTGCGTCTTTATGCACGCTTGTTCCACTAACCGTTTCAACTCGGTCACTGACTACTGCTTCAGGCTTGAGAAGACCATCTTCGTCAATCTCAAGTCGAGCACTGATACCACGCCTTAGTTCATCAGATTGTAGCGCGTCGTTTCGTGGGCGCACATATCCTTGACCAAACGCTGGTTCAGCAGTATGATGAGAGAGAACAAGGCCGGATGCTTCGTAGACATCGCTTAATTCAACCAATAGGTCTTCGTTGAACTGTGTTGGGTAACGCACACCACGACCGCCACCCATGTCACCTACACGCATAGCATTAGTAGGCGCGAACACATCAACGAGAGAGTTGGAATCATTGTTGTTTGTGCTGTTCCTTGCTCCACCGAAACGAGGGATAGATGCAGTGGTGGCAGATAGAAGATTACCACTACTATCTAACACACCCTTGACATTGAAGATAGGCTTACCGTTGTTCCAAATCCTCGCGTGTGGTGTTCTGTTGTTGGTGCGGTCATACTCGTATGCATCACCGGCATCCCATGCTGGGCGAATACCGAAGCCACGCACTGGTGCGCGACGCACATCTTCGCCACGCGTGTTACCCCACCAATCCACAAGATAGTATCCCACGGCAGCATCAATCGTAGTGACACCCAACGCTTCGTTATCACCCCACCAGTCACGAGGCACTGCTTTAGCACCACTGAAATCAGCCTCAGTCAGATTATCCACATTCTCAGTGATTGTAGTATTCCCCGCAAGACCTGCCTTTGCTTGTGTGAGCGTGATGGCTTGGTTACCGTTAGCCTCAGTAGGAACTGCTGAGACAGTAATCTTACCATTGTGACCATTCGCATGCTCTATCGCTGCCTTAAGTTGCACCAAATATGCATTCTGTGTGGACGCAGAGCCAGTTAGATTGATGGCTACAGCGATAGCACCGACAAGGTCAGCACCAGCAGTGCTGGCCCCTGTGTCAGAAGATGCAGCAAGAACATCCCCCGTTGCGACAGTAGTGGCGTTATCATCCACTAACGCATACATCCTCGTTGTGCCATCTGTTGATTGAATTGCGATAGTTTGCTTCTCACTCATACCACTCGCGGCATCACCGTCTGTGACTGTGAGAGTAGCAGTGGCTACACTATTGGTGTCCCTTAGTGTCCTTACAGGACATCCGTAACTTCTCGTCATACGACGACCGTCACTGTATCGCACTTGCCACTCAGGTTTGTCTACACCAAGCATAGCCGCTGCGTTGGTCTGCCGTTCCATCATACCAACATAGGTGACGGGTAGAGTGCTGTTCGCAAGACCTGCCCCTCCAGCATAATTCCAACTCTGCGTCTCATATTCAACTAACGGACCAGCCTTGTAACCCACTGTGAAGTTACTTGCACTTGCGTGTGTAGCGGCCTCTTGATAGGCTCGCATTCCGTAGTGCCCCCATTGCGGTCTGTTCCATGGTTGGCGAAGGCCGAAACGATAGCCGAAAGGATAGCGGCGCGTTGTAATTGTTGAAGCAGCAGCAGTTGTAATCCCACTACTTACTGCATAAGAGCCATCATCATCAGCATCCGTCCAGTATGTAGCCCCAGCAGCAGTGTATGCACGAGGAACATGCCATGCAGCAGACCATGCGGCATAACCGTCAAGACGGCTATTGAGAAGACCACCTCGACTACCACAAGGCCAGTAGTGACTGAGCATGACTGTGCCGCTACCTTGTGCTTCGTATCCTGACATAGCATGAATGTTCGTGGCAGTTTCCACAGAGCCATCTGCATCTTTGTAAATGAAGTCACCCACACCCGGATTGTTGAATAAATTAGTTGTGAAACCCGCTGTAGTAGTTCCTGAGAAATGCACAGCGCCTGATGATTTACCAATGAACAAACCATCTGATGTAAACAACAGAGTTCCTGCTGACATTTCTGATGCAGCGTTACCTGAGAATGTTAAGAACGTGGTTCCAACGCTTGCAACAGCAAGAGAAATCTTAGTCGGTGGCTTTGGTGTATTCATATCAAGATTGAATGGACCATGGCTGACAGCATAGTTTGCACCATGATAGTGAACTGTCTCAAAGTGCTCAGGCATACTATTGTATGCAGCCTTGTTGACCGCTCGGTCGCTGGTGAGGTTACCCCAAGTTCTTGACCCATCGGAGTAGAAAGTATGTGGACGACCGAGATTAGGATGCCACATACATAGGAAAGCATCAGGGGTATGGAGGCTGTTTGTGTCCCTCGTGCCACTCAACATCTGTGGTAGTGTCCGTGTCAACACACTGGTCTTACCGTCGTTGAATAGAGAAGATGCAGCAGCAGTCGAATACTCCCTTGTAAGTCGTAAAACAGCACCGTTTTGAGGCATAGTTGTGGTTGTTGGGACAACGATTAGATTGGTTTTGTTCATCGTAGTAGCGTTGTTTGTTGTGCCTGAACGAACAGTATAATCAAACTCAGCAGTGGTTCCGTCACTCTTTGTGTATTGCAACTTCTGCCCATAGTAAGGAACTTCAGGAAGATGCGTCGCATCATCTACTACGATACCGTAGAACGTCAAGGTGCCATTTGTTACCGCACCACCAGTGGTTGATGCACTCAATTCAAAAGATGTATCACTTGTGACAGATGCAACAAAAGCACCCGCTGGTATACCAGTGCCAGTCACCAACATACCGGCTTTGATTTGTCCATCATCGTCGTCGTGCGCGATTGTCGGGTCGTTGTTGTAATCACAAGTAGCATTCGTAAAAGATGTAGATTGAACAGTAATAGTAGGAGAAAGGCTTGCATTAGCCAAGACCTTGGAATACATATCAGGGTAGATACTTGGATAACCAGCAAGAGTCAATTGACATCCAATTGAACCAAAACTGGCACGACAGAACTCGTAGTAATTATCAATACGACAGAGGGATAGATGTCTAAAACCAGTAGCAGTGCTATCATCAGGTGCAACCTTATGCATGATAGACCACCATGGGATGTGTAATGTTCTCCCCGGTGTCGAATCACTGAACATACCCACATGATACGCATGTGTAGAGCGAGTAAACGGTGGACTCTGATTACCCTGCACACCGAGAGCGTTGTAGGTCAACAACGGTGGTATGTTGGTGAACTGTCCACCATGGTCGGGGTCATGGTCAAGAATGACCTCGTTGATGAACACCTCACAACCACGCACATCTGCAAGTGTAGCCTCTGCGAGAACTAACGTCACACCACCGATAGCAGAAGCCCGCTCACTATCATACTTGATACCGACTACGAGGTTGACTTGTTGACTGGTCAACTCTACAGCAGAGCCGTTTGGTAAAGAGGTGGCTGAACTATGATTTGCATGGAAACCTGCAATCTGTTGTTTACGCACATTGGGTTGTATAACAATCTGATATGCACCAACCTCAGCCGGGTCAGGGAAGTGCCTGTCAAGGGTGTAATTCCCTGCTGCTTCAAGAATGATAGAGTGACCACCAGCCTTGTTCATATCACCAGCAGTTCCCTTAGAAGCAAGGATTCCATACCCGTCATACTTGACCTTGGTTTCAAACATCAGCGTGAAAGCGCCACCGTGAATATCGCTTGGTCCTGATGGCAATGCTGTCAAAGAGCCGACGCGAAGTGGTGGATTGAGTGGATGCATCTTGTCTGTGATTGTAGAACTAAGAGATGTATCAACCAGCCCAATGTTGTCTTTCAGTGTAATGTAATCTTCATCAGCGCGAGATACTCTATTTTCACTACGAGAGCGTGAGTAAAGACCCTGATACGCAGGATGCGCCCAATGACCCGGTAGCATAGGCATGGTCGCGTTGACGAAGTGGTGACCCATACGCGGGTATGGCATAGGCGTCAACTGGGGCTTACTATAGCGTGTATGCAGGAGTGTGTTCTGGTCACCGTCGAAGTAGAGTGTATGCGCCATGTCCGGGCTGTTACCACTAACTTCAGCATGGTCACGAAGACGGCGAGCGGCAAAGAAGCGAGTGCTTCCTGCTGGGACATAGTAAGATGGTGAGATGCTAACGGTCACAGAGGCCGGTGGATTATCAAGAAGGAATTGGTCGAAGTCAATATCTCCTATAACACCAGTAAAAGTTGCTCCACTAATACCAGTATAGGATACGACTACCGTTTCTGTGGCTGTAGAGAGTCGTAGGAAGCGGCGATTGTCACTTCGCTCCTTTGATGCAAAGTCAGCATCGAAGACAGCAGATGTGACAGTTGCTGAAGCAGTCAGCGTAGTGCCGCTAAAACTACTCACTGTCAAAGATTGATTGACAACACCGCTGGTATGGTTGTAAGTCACAGGATAACGCTCTGTGTGACTGTGACCCATCTTAGTGACATGGAAGAATAGTGTCCTGTCATGTAGTTCGTAAGACGATTGTATTGGGTTATCTTGTGTAGCGCCAGTCCAACCATCTCGTGTGCTGTCGGGGAATGACTCACCCTGTGAGATATGTTCCCAACCAACCTCACCCATCGTAGGACCATAACGCGGTCCCTTGATTGCATTGTCAAAGAGATGTCCAACATGAGATGCTCCAAGGTCAGGATGTAGCATACCACCATCACCAATGTTCTCATTCTGGTAGGCTTGCAACCTATCATATCCTGAGCGCACAATGATGTTACCCGGTATCGCATCAGGGTTAGGTAAGCGAACTTTCAGGTTAGGCTCAATACCACTGTTCGCATTGGCTGGTTGTAGTCCACTGGCAAGCCGTTCGCCTGCTGTTTGGAATGCACGAATGATGACACCAAACGGCGAACCACCCTCAATCTTGTGCGTCTGCCCTGTGTCATCAATAACTTCCATTGCCTCAAATTGCAACTCCTCATTCGGAATCTCCAAGATGTTACGCAACTCATGTGGGTGTCGCGCTGCCAATTGAGGGTGCGCCAGTTCTTGTGCCTGTAGAATAGGCATCATAGCACTGTTAGTTGTCTCAAACGAGAATCGCACATTTCCATACAACTTCTCACCCATGGTGTATTCTGTATTACTCTTAACGCGGTTAATCCAAGGAATAGCACCAAGACCACGCGCATTGATTGTAGGTAAGGACAAACTACCACCATCCATGCGTTTCCAAATAGCATGCTCGATGTTGAAGTTCTTCGCGGGAGAGCGCCTGTAGAAGTCATATCCATTGACATCTCCAATGAAGAATGACTTCCCAGTATCTGTGTTAGCAAAGAATGCAGATGGACGGTTGGAAGGCTCAGCATAGAAGTCATTGACTACATTGCGTTGCCCAGTCGCAGTGGCTGAGAACTCAGTGCCTATACTATGGTCAAGGTCGTAAAACAGGTCACCAGTTTCAGCCCTACAAGGTGTAGCGTTCTCAAGGCTGGTGTCGGCACTAATAGCATCGTGAAGGAAGAAGGTGTCATCAAATGGTGCAGCATCTAATCCGTTAGCCGCAGTATAGTCAGAAACACTTGGAGTGCTGGTGCTTCCAACAATCAGTGCCTCTACGTTAGGTCCAGCATTTGCAGTGCAAGTAAACCGGTCTTGTCCATGTATACGCTCGTCCCAGCGTGTAGTCCCAGCCTTTGCTTTGTTTCCTTGTTGCTCAGCGAGCAGCCAATCACCAGTGCAAGTGATTCCGTCACGGTCGTATTTAGCAACAAGTGGTAGTTCAGATTCGTAAGCAACAACAAGGAATGCACGAGCAGAAACACCTTGTGGGTGACGCAACTCAGATGGGATGTTCTGCTCACTGTAGTAAGTCGGGGTGCTATTGAAACTTGATACGTCTGCGTAACCGGGGACATATGCGTCATAAGTAGCACTAACACGAACCTCATTTGTCATACGTCCAAGCGTATCGTATGGAGTGTCACCTCCTGTTCCGGGGAAGTGAGTATAGGATTCATCAGGACGAATAGATTCTCCACTGTTTGGCATCGGCGCTGTATGAGGAAGATGCGACAACGTCGTCATGCAACTGTTTGCATTTCCATACGGTGAGAACCCAAGTGCAGTGTGCCACGCTCCAAGACCAGCAGCGTAGGATGAGCCGACTAACAGGCTGTTCAGATACGAATATCTCTCTCCAGCCCAACCAACAACACCCGTCGGTCTTGTTCGGTCAATCGCATCATGAAGCCCACTGAAGTGGACGTTGGTCATGTGGTCACGAGTAGAGGCGTTTTCGTTGTTGTAAGAGAATGTTCCAGCCTTTGTCCAAACTAATATGTCATCACTTGCTGCCACCGTTGGAATATTGATGTCATCATTTGCAATTGTTCCACCGCCTTCGATGTCATGCCATGTCTCCGCAGTTTCAAACGCTTTATTCCCAGTTAGATAGTTATAACCAAGGTAGAAACGAATGAAATAATCACTACCATTAGATGTATACAAGATGCGTGTATGATATGGTGCATAGGCTGGCGCAGTGCTATTACCGCCTGAAACAGCCACAGTATAGAGTGTCTTAGTCCTAAGCCAACCTGAAGCGGGAACCTGTTCACCGGCAGCAAGAGTTGTTGATACATCAAGATAACACATAGATGAAACCCGTGCATCTCTATCAGCAGTTGTATCAACTGCGCTTCCTGACACTCCAGACCCGTCGTTTCGATAAGCGCTAACTGTGAACTCCTTCCAACCATATCGGTCTTGACGTAACGCGTTACCCATGCTGGGCATGAACGTGCCGCCCATTGCTTTGAGCGCTCCAGCGCCGGGGAATGTGTTGATACCAGCGCCTATGATAGTCGCCAATTCCTCACCATTTTGGCATCGAGTGCCGTCAATGACGATGTATTCCATGTCTACATCATCGGCATCAGGCGTGTGAACTTGGAATGAGGCACTACTTCCATACATTACACGGGTAGCCAGTGTTCCTGCAACTCTGAATGCTGTTGGATGCACAGAACAATTACTTGCAGCCACCTTTGCAACGAGAGTATTTCCATTTGGATGGGCTGGGTTCATTGAAACCTGATTGTCCATCCAAGAACCACCGGGATGATACCCACCATCCATGTGCCAAGTCCAATCTGAATTAGACACCATACCACCACCCATGAATAATGCGTGGCGCGTTGGGTGTAGAACTCTGAAGTCAGCGATATTGGATGTTGATGGCGTCGGTCCAAGTGGGTTCACCATATCGCCATACATGCGACCCTGCTCAGGTCTTTGATACAGAATACCAGTGTTCGGCTTACCCATGGGTGGTTCCCAATTGAGCGTCTGACGCCAATGGAAACGACCACGAGCAACTTGATACGCGCTTGTCATTGGCATGTAGTGCTGTTGGTCATTCTCAATGTGGTTAGGTAGATATTGTGCGGCACCACCGTGCGGCACCTTAGAGAATGAGCCACCTGCTACAATAGCACGGCCCGGATGTGGCTCGTTTACATTGTGAGAACCACTACTGTCAGCAACCTCTTGTGTGAACGGGAATGGTTGCCCGGGGCCATAGATGAGGTAGGTTGTCTTGTTTTCAGTCCCAGCCGCCGCATCCCCATAACGCGCTGTAGGATGAGCGAAGCGAAGAACAAACGGTGACGGAACTTGAATGTGAACACCAGCAGTATATGGAGCAGCATTAGGATGATTAGCGGCTACTGTGTGCTCTCCCCTCTTGATGTCAGGAGACAACACGTTGTCTTGATTAGAAAACGGTGGAGTGATGGACCCACGATGCTGGTTTAATAATGGAGTGCCGGGGAAGAACGCCATGATTGCATTACAATCAATCATAGCATGAGAAGACAATACCTCGTTGGCATGTTGTATGCCAGCGCAACCAGTTGGCCCGTTCGCATATGGGTGTGTGTTGAATGACGAGTAGTCAGTATCAGTTCCATCATTGATGTCTAATACAACACCACTGAAACCACCACCAAAGAATAGAGGCACAGAGTGGTCTGTGCTGTCTTTCGCACCACGGAAGAAAACCTGTGGAACAGAGTTCACACTACCAAGAGAGCGCTTACCTGTGATACCGTAACGAGAAGTGCTTCCATATCTCTGCATTGCTGCATTAGTAGCAGAATCAGCGGTAGGCCAATTGATAGTATCTGCTGTGCCCATTTGGAACTCAAGTATTGAAAATTGAGTTTGCGAAACACCACCACCAGCGCTATGGGTTCCAGTAACTAAAACAGGTTTTTCTCCATAATAGAGAGTAGAAATATCACCAAATGAAGCAATTTTTGCCTTTGAGGATAACGTAGCACTTTCTTCACCAGCAGGACGAGTGAAATACCACATTTCCCCAGTAGAAATTGAAAGAGTAGAAGGTAGCGCGGAAGAACCGTAGATGTCAGTTTTGGTAATCTGAACTGTTGGATTGTCAATATTTGGCAAGATGTGGTCACCGCTGTCAGCAGTGTAGTTTTCACCAATCAACCCCTTCTTCCATGTAGAGACATCTATCGGATTGTTCTTACTATCAACAAGGACAGGAGATTGAGTATTGGTGTTAGAACCCTTACTCTTTGCACGCACTTGCATTACAGTTTGTGGAATGTATCCACACGGATTACGAAGACCAGCATCAATCTTAGCATTGGTTGCAGCACGACTTGAAGCGGGTAGAGTAATACCATCGGCGTTGACAACCAATGAAGAAATCTCACCATATTCAACATGAGCCGCTGGTATCCCCATGTCTTTGTGTATTGATGCTTCAAAGAATTGCGAAAGCGGCTGAATCTCTCTCGCTGGATTATACGCACGGATGCGAATTGCTTCAGGGTCTACACCCCATTCACCGAATGTTTTTCCGTCAGCGGCATACATGTGTGTGCAATCAAAGGTAAGTCCTCCCTCACTGTTGATATTGGGACTCATCAAAGCAGGTGCGTTGATAACAGCAGTTGTCACAGCGGCCATCAATTCATCAGTAATGAGGCATGTCCAATTCGCAGTGGATGAGATAAGGGCACGAATCTCACCATTTGCACCATCACCGAAAAGATGTGTGACCGTTGTAACACCACCGGACCCATCTGTCTTGTGTGATGCTACGAAATTAGCACCAGTGACTCCATAGAATACATGAGTGCCGATACCCGTCGCACGAGTTCTACTTGTGTAAGAAAACATGTGACCTTGTGAGCCTTTCATAGTTGAATGATTGAATGGGTCAGAAACTTGCACGACGCCGTTTTTCAGTGGGAAGCCCATGTATCCGAGCATATCGTGATGAGGGCAAGCATTGTAAGGTGTCTGAGGTTCAATGGTCAACGTCTTCGCAGATGCATCGTAGGTTACTTCACAATCATATGCTGCGTTATGAGAAGGAACACCATTCCAATGATTACCACGCCATGGCACGTGTGTCGCGTTGCTATCGGACGCAGGGAAACGCCCAGTTGCATCTCCTGAACCATGCATGTGCCGACCAATCGTAAACCCACCCTGACCGACATCTCTGTCATCAAAATAAACCATGACTTCTTCATTGATGGAGTCAGGTAACTCAGTGTTCTCAAGAGCGAACTTCTGACCAAACTGACGGTAAACAAAACGAATACCATGACCTATACCTCTGTGGTCAATGAAGCGGAATCCGTAGAGGTCAGTGTTTCCTATATTCTGATTCAGCACTTCAGATTCAGGAACGTGTGGTGTGTATTCTGTAGGTGCTTGAGGTGTGAACGTCAATGTAACTGTCCCTGATGCAGTCGCTACCACATCAAGTTGGAAAGTGGTAGCATTTGTAATAGATGCAATTTTCGTTCCAGATGTAATCCCAGTGCCGCTAACAGCCATACCTTCGACAATAGCATGAGTTGTGGCTACGTTTGTGAAAGTAACTTGAGTAGAATTAGCAGTTGTAGTGCAAGATGCGACAGTAATTGCGTTGTCTGTGACATTTACACCACCATAGTAAGCAGAGAAGCGTTTGTCACCTCTACGACCAAAGCCCCACTCACCTGCGTCGGGTGCAAAACCCGGTATACCTGATGCAACCAGCCCACCGAAATTGACTCTTCCAATCGCCCCAGTTCCAGTTCTCAAACCACTTACAAGAGATGTTACAAAACCCTCTGCTTCTAATGATTCAGTGTTCACTGTATTGTGTGTTTTACCTGCGCCAATGAAGGTGCTTATAGCACGATTGACAGGGTCGGCTGACTCATCTGAGGATTTACCTGCTTCACCAAACTCATCACTTGGGCTGACTTGCTGTCCGGCATTATCTGGAATCGTATACTGCTTAAGAGTTGTAATTGGTGCAAATGGTCGTCCGTGTTTGTTGAGTGGCATAGGAGCAGGGTGCATGTTTTCCCCACTAACTTCGTCAGGTTGACACCAGAAAGTGCGGAATCTACCTCCGTGACCAATCAAAAACTCAGGTTCGTAGGGTGTTTGCCCCTTACTATTGTCTAACCACACACAGAAATTACGTCCAGTGGCACCGGGGATGGTGCTGTGTATAATGATACTGTAGCCTTCTCGCCCCCGTGAATCTTGCACTACACGCCCAAGGTGAGCACGCACATACCCCATATGTGTGCCCTTGTCAGGTTTTTCAGAAGAAGAATCGTTCCACCAATCAGCAGGGTCGAATGTAGACCCAGTTGCTGCGAAGTCAGCATTTACGTGTGGAACGGCTGCATCTATTCTTGTTAGGCTTGGTGTGCTTGAAATGTCAGTATCTAACACTACATTTTCTGCTGGGTAATTATTGTTGGGTCTTCGCACATGAGTGCGAGCGTTAGGCGCAGCAGCCTGATTGATGAGCCGCACTACCTCGCGTGCAGCAGCCTCTACATCTGTAACACCGTCACGCACTCCAACTTCACCGAGGTCAATTGAAAGACGGCGAGTGAACTCCATGTCTGTCCATTGCTTAAGATGCTTGATGCCTCTTCTTCCACTGGTTTGATTTGCTTCTGTATGATTACTCAAATCAAGAGAAGAGGAACGAATACCTTTGAGTGCAAGGAATGCTGGGATGACACGAGTTCCATCAGGAGTGTCAAACAACGTGGATGGGTCACGTATAGTTGTTGATTGTAAGATACTACTGAAATTAGTAGAACGATGTTCTCGTAAAGCAACAGTTAGATTATGTTCAGCACTTCTTCCCTTACGAGTGTAAGGGTGGAAACTATCTGCAAACTTTGGAGATACAACCGCTTCTTTTGTTCTTGGTAGAACGCTGTCTCCAAGTGCTATTTCTCCTAAAGAAACACCTTGTTCAAATCCAGTATGCACATAATGCTGATGTGCTTTACCATAAAACCAAGCGTAATCAAGATTGTTCAATAAGACCTTGGGGACAGTAGTTGCTCCTGAACCACTTGAAGAATCTACAGGGTTAATCAATTTACTACTAAGGTAATTTGCACGATTGTGCGCGTATGCACTCTCCATAAATCTTGAACGAGAACTACTACGAACAAATGGGTTCTGAGATGGGAAGCCAGCGGCAACATCAATCTGTGAAGTAAAATTAGTGTGGTTACCACCAACCCCTGCTTGTGCGCGTGTAAGGTCAGCGCCGATAACATCTCGACTCCATCCTATCTGTGCGTGCATTGGACTGCTTTGCACCTGCATATGTAGGTCTTGGAATGAAATGAACTCACGGTCGTGAGCGACATCAAAGAGAAGAACACGAGCATGACCAGCGTTCGATAAGTATGGGTCAAGATAAGCAACGGTAGGCGGTTGACTCAAACCAAGATTTGTGTAGTTAAGTTCCACTGTTTTGTTGACATGTTGCACGTAATTCACTGCTGTTTCATAACAGGAGTTCCCAATCAAGAAATTCTCTAATGGTAGGCTGTCTCGTGGATTGTTATTCAGTGCTCCTTCTCCACCGTTGAAGACGTTGCAAACCATCGCTTCATTCAACACACCACGACTCTTAGCGAATAGACCTTCAACAGCGTGTGGGTTATTGTAAGTCATGTTTGCCCAAACAGTGTCTCCTTCGCGAAGACCACCCTGTGCGTATGGGAATAACCATGAGCGATTAAGAATAGCCTCGGAATCTTCAGTCAAGAGTTCTTCTACACCCACTCTTAGATACACAGTCCCTGCTGCAATCATCGCACCAAGGTCAGCCTCTACACTCCCTGTAATACCGGTAATATCAGCCAAACTTGCTAAACCAATAACAGTAGCAGACCCGTTGATTACTACCTCTGATATTGCTGTAACCTCACCAAGATACATTACTGAACCAACAGCAAGAACATTACTTGCTCCCGATGCAACAGTTGGCTCTGCGTATATCTTATCGCCTACCTTAGCGGAAAATTGACTTCCCCAAGCCGCGTTATCAAATTGAAGCGTCCCAGCATGCACACCACTGGGTGCACCAAGTGTAATCTGGTTAGCATTTGGCACCGCTGCAATTGTCCATGATGAAGAATTACCCGGTCTATCTGAGCGAGCGATATTTACATTGTTCCTCAATTGAACAGATGTAAAATCTGAGAGAGGGTCAAAAGATTTCTTTGTCAACTTAAGGGGTTGACCTAAGATAAAACTGGAATGAGTTTCGTTAAGGAAATTAGGAAGAGAGGGGCGACTCTCAATTGTCTCCAAGATAATCGTTGATTTTGGAATCTCAGATGTTGTGACAGTTGCTGAGCCAAAAGTAAGAAGATTAGCGTGTGAAAAAGTTGCTTTACCGTCGCCCCAATAGATACATTTCTGTGCTGAGCCATCAGGGAGAGTAATTTCAACAGTATAGAACATGTCACCTGTGTCGAAATCAACAGTCCCGCTGTCTAAATTAACATCAATTGCAGGGAACAAAGCAGCATCTTCTTCACTTAGTGTCACGGTAAATACGCCACTAAAATTACCCTGATTCATCAACGGCGTTACACCTCTGATAACACCAGCGGCTCTCTTACTCTTCACACGAGGAGAGTGTGGGTTTGTTGATGGCCCAGCCTTGAACTCTACCGCACTCACATACTGACGTAGACCATAGTCCACATTCCCGCCCTGCGTTTTCACACTGGATTGGTCGTGGTAGTATTCACCGCGTCCTTCAAAATCAGATGACAACGTCTCATCATCAGAGAAGATTGGGATAACTCGCTCGGACTCATAACCATCTGCAATTAGGAGAGCCATACCCGGAGCATGTGAGTTAAGGAAGTTTTCTGAATGCGCCCAATCTTCATGCTTAAATTGGAGATAACCATCAGATGCAGGGTCATTATCATAGAGAATCCATTCACCATTTGAGAGAAATGCTTGGCGATAGAGGACGACATTGTCCACGTTATGATATGCAGACGCGCTTGTTACCGCAGCAGGGAATGCTGATGGATTGTTCACATAGAGATGATAATTCGCCCCCGATTCTATTGCTCTCAAGAAAATCGTAGTGCGCTTTGTGAACTCAGCGCGTTCCATCGAGTAGGCATATGCTGCTTTCGCTGCTCTGTCCGCTGGTGCTTTATCAGGGAACCTACGACCAACTGGACTTGGATTGTAAGTGTGGGCTGTCATCGTAGCGTCTACATGCATTTTCAATGAGTTGTCAGGACCGGGGAAGATGCTCTCAGCGGCACTTTCAAAGAATTGTCCAGCAAATAATGGAATCTCTACCAGTGCGCGTGTTGACGCAAACTGTGTGCCCAACTGATAATCGTGTGTCGCTGTATCCATGGACTGGAACATACGGTCATTGACAGTCGTTCCGTCAGCAGCAGAGTTCTCAATATAGAAATGACCGTCACCAAGAAGAATCTCTCCGAGAGAGAAGTTTTCTCCCACGAGAGTGAATGTCAATGTTTGATTGTTATTAGTTGCAGTTGTGTCAAGATTAACTCGAAACAAGGTAGCGCTGTCAATTTGTGTAACGATAGAACCACTCGCAATACCGGTGCCACTAACTGTCATTCCAATCTTAACATCCGCAGTAGAGTCCATTTGGATAATTTTCGGATTGCCTCCAAATGATGTTCCTGACCCAGCAGAGTGGTTTGTGTCACAAGTCGCATCGTTGAATGTTGAGCCTGCAATAGTGGCTTCGGGAGCAAGACCAGATGCGATAGACCAAGCCTTGAATGTCCCAAGGTCTTGACCGTCAGCCAGCGTAAACTTACCATCACCGGCTGTGCCATCAGTAAACATAAAAGACACACCACTCTTAGATGAGTATTCAGCACTGGCTCCATTCTTGAGGAAGAGACGACCCTTCTTTGGGAATGGATACGTGCCCCACGACTGAAGGTCAGGGGTCGCGTTATTCAACGCACGAACAGTGATAAATTGAGTTCCACCCGGCTCTACACGAACAGATTGTCCCATGACAGAAAAGCCACGACGAGTGCTGTATGGAAGACGAGATAATGGACTGGGGTCAAACGATGGCTTGGTATCGAATGCTCCTTGACCGGGGCCACCAAGTGATACGGTGACGACAGGAGCGTGTGGGTCAATCTCCTTCACGACATGAGAATCCGGGCTGCCTGACCCTATCTCACTTGTGCTGGCAGTGTTCACTAAGGAAGATGTTCCAACTATCTGAAGAGATGTGAAGCGGCCACCATTGTCTGCGTCACTCTCTGTGACAGAGCGGAGAATACCCTTACTCATCATGTAGAGAACTTGTGCTGTATTTGCTTCACCGGGTCTATCCAATGCTGCTCTGAGATGATTGAGTTGCATTGTTCTTGTGCGGTCAGATGGTTGAATGTAGAGGATGAATGGGTCAGATGACGCTTGAATATGATTGTCAATGATGTCGAACATTTCATGCACGGGAGAAGCAGAACGAGTGATTGGTATGTCGAATTGTCCATCACTTGGTGACCCTATGTCAGTGAACACACCTCGCCTCCCTGTATCTGCGATGTTCTCTTTCGTAACCTTGCTCCCACCAATCAACAAACGATTGAATGTAGAATTATGAATGTCAGAATTAGTGTGAGAAGCAGTAATAATTTGAGGTGTTTTCCTCGGTTCATCAGACATCGTCGTATAGTATTGAGGAGTATACCGTTCGTCTAATTCATCATCAGATTCGTAGCCTTCACTCACATCACCAATCATGGCGTGAGGCATCTGAAGTGTGTTGAGGTTACCCTCCTCCATCCTCATTGTTATCATACCACCGGGTGAGAAGAGAGTCGTATCTGTTGCTGGATTAACAAGGTCAGCAGCGACGATGTCAGCAATGTATGCTGGCGTGAAGGTAAGAGTTTGATTGGTTTTTGAACCACCAGTGGTAGCGGCACTCAACTCAAATGTCGTGCTATTTGTCACGCTAACAACAAAAGCACCAGCAGGAATCCCTGTGCCTGAAACACGCATACCGGGTCGAACATTCGTTGTAGCATCCATTGTGACCGTAGGGTCATTGTTGTAGTCACAAGTTGCATCGGTAAACGAACTTCCAGCGGTCTGCACAGACCCAGCAGGAACGGTCTTCTCAACCATGAGCATTGGTTTCGTCTTACCCATACTCACACCAGTGAGGTCTAACGCATTGTAATGCACTTCAATGAAAGACGCAAGCCCGTGACTCGCAAGAGATGGGACGGAAAGAACAGCCACACGACTTTCTCTTGAAGGACGAAGGTGATGGGTTCTTTCAGTTTCATCAAGTGTTTCAGCGGATACAGGCACTGGTCCTTTGAGGAAGAATGGATATGGGTTGAAGGTTGCTTCAGCAGTTATGGTCTTAGTTCCATTCCCACCTATGGCAATAATTTCACGACTCGCGCCAGTAAGTCCGTTATCTACAATCTCAAAAGCCATCGAAGAATCTTGGACGGATACAACTTCCATCGAAGCAACTTCACGATAATATTCCATCTCAGAGTTGATTGGGACTTGTTTTTCAATTCCCTTCGCCGCATCATCATACATGAGATTGATAATGTCTGATGTTCCAATTTGTTGGTCAAGCATTTCGTCGCTTGCTTTGGGGAGCATGCGGAGATAATGATGACCATTGACATGATTCTTAATGTGCCTTCCTGAATGCCCGACTTGGAATGATTCATCAAGAGAAGTAGGCCATGATACAGCGAATGGGTTGTTAGAATCATTTGCAGTCGTAGCCATTCGAGATGAGTATGCGATACCGTGTTGTTCGAAATTACTCTCGTCAAGAATCATCTGACCGGTCCGGTCAATGATTTGACTGGCAAGATGAGGAGGTTGATATGGTCGTCCTGAGCCACCTTCAATCAATAGGTCTGCTGCGACTACAACAAAGTAGTCATCCCCAGTAGCAGCACTACGAGAATGTAATACTGGTCGTAATCCATCTCCTGTTGCGCTTGTTGCAAAGTCCAAATGAATACTACTCACAAGCATAGCACCTGTGCTGACATTGATGTTATGAAGACGAACTCGCTCAGGAGGTGATTGATTAGGCTTGTTTGTTTCCCGATTGATTGCACCGGGATTGATGAGAAGATTGTATGGAACGTGAGGAATACTTCGAGTAGCCGGAGAAGCCCCAGCACCAGTAACATTGTCATGGACACTGTAGTTCCCAGTTGAATATGGTGAACTTGTGAAGTCAATAGTCCCAGTGGTCACAGTTGTCCCAGTAAGAGCAGATGCAAGTGCTGCTGCATCACTGGTTGAGATATTGATTGCTGATAGATTTGAAGCAGAAGAGATAGATGCAATCTGATATTCATTCTGAATGGGGTTAATTGGCTCCTCAAAACGATAGAGAAGAGCAGTTGAATCTTGGACCAGTGGTGCACTTGGACTCAACATTTCATTTTCAAAATTATTAGAAATATGTAGGCTCTCAATGACTCCACGGAACTGTCCCCCCTTACCACCAAGATAGATGTGATTATTGGATTGAGCGATAGAGGTTTGAAATGGAATCTTTTCTTGCGCCATCAAAAGACCATTGACATACAAACGAACGAAACCGGGTTCAACGACTCCGACAACATGATACAAGTGACGGTGATTTAGATTCAGAGTTGTAGCATCGTCCTTATCGCTGTCGAATCGGTTGTAAGAATCACTTACTCCGCCAAAGTCAGGCGTAGGATATACAGTCCCGCTGTAACCGTTACTTGTGAGTGAAGCAGTGGATACCTGATATGTATTGACTCCTCCTTGAGTTTCTAATCTAACTGAAAACTTGGCTGGACCCGGAGTGTCCACAGTGCCCATTTCTAACGAAAACTGGTCTTCTTTGAGAGCAATGATACCTCCACAGTCAGGTGTGACCCATGCCTCAATGGTGATGGTGTCACGAAAGAGGTCACCAACTACACTTGGTCCACGGTCACCACTTGCTGAATCACCAAGAATATCACCAGCACTACGATTACCACTCGCATCATCATTCCCGACACCACGATGAGAGCCTTGAGGAACAATAACAGAATCTGTAACACCATCAAACAACAAGGCATGATTGCTCTGAAGTATTGCTGGCATTTTGACACCTCAGAAAATCATGTCTATTGGGAGGAATGTCATTGAGAATCGGTAGACGGCTTCGCCAGCATCATAACCAATTTCCATGTTTTTGATGGTGCCTTGGATACCAGTAAACTCATCTGAAGTGCTAAACTCCACATCGGCTGAAAGAGAGTTTCCTTCAGAGCCTTTTTCTTCTTTTGTCTTATCACCAGTAGGAACAAAGAAATTACGCGCTGTGTAGAGTTGTCCATCGGGGGCCTGTATCATTGAATTGTATGGTATTTGAAGCCCAATAGGATAGTCATTACTTTTCAAATAAGAGCGATTTATATCTCCTATAGTAGCATCTCCACCTGCTCCATCAAGTGCTGCTCCTACTAATCTTGTGAGAGTGCCTATTCCCATTGCTGTTGATATTGAGCCTGATAACGCAGCAGAGCCACTACGAATTGTATTGTGAAGAATACCATAGAGGTCTTGCACCTTGTCTCCGGCTGATTTTCGGAAACCACTGGAAGCGTTAGCGCCAAAACTCACCATGCTAAATGACCCATTAGCACGCGTTCCATTTCCAAATCCTGTTGGATAAATCGCATTTTCTAAGTAAAGGCCCTTATTGTCACCAGTCGCAGTAAATACCACACGTTTGTTTGCCACAGTCGCAATATCAGTGTTAGTTGAATCAGTAAGTGTAGTAGTAAACTTAGTTGTTAATGCAACACCGCCAATTGTTTGATTATTCATCAAATGGTGAATTGCTTGAGCAATTTCAGCGGTTGTTGCATCACTACCACCATGACCTCTACCTCTTATTTTCCATTCCGTGCCTGATGAGCCACCGACTTGAAGATAGGCATTGTTGCTGGCACCATAAGCAGTTCCTCCACCAGTTCCGTTGTCGGTAAAATTAGAAATTGTAAACTCAATAACAACTGCTGCACTCTTATCACGAAGAACATATGAAGTAGGTCTATTAAAAAGACCAGCCCCAACCATTGCATCTACACTTGCCTCTAATGCAGGTGACCCCGGTAATGCTGATGCTGCTTTTCCAAAATCAATATCAGCCACTGCGCCCACAACATCCGTAGATGTTCTGTCTACAGTGTCATCTACAAACACACCGTCAATAACTATAGTAGAATTAGACATGTTAAGGTCAATACCAAATCGCTTACCACCAGTAAATGGAATTGGTGACCCTCCTACTCTACGTTCTACGCTCATACCAATACGGGTAGCGTCAAGACGAATTGCTGTCTTCTCATCATCATCAAGGATGAGGCGGATAGGAGTTGCATAACCACTTGCCATACTCACATCCTCCCACTCATGGTGCTACCACCCTGTCCGCGAGCGACTTCTTGTTGAATCATATTACCAATTTCACGCGCAAGGTCACGCTTGTCTGTGCGGTCTGTGATACCTCCGGCATTGACTGTGATGTTGATAGTAGAGGCACCGCCACCGCCACCGCCACCGCCAGTGGCCGTCGTTCCAGTAGCACTACCACCATCGAAGAAACCTGATACAGCGTTTGTTGCTATCCCAATAGCATCGCCAAGAAGGTCACCAGCCGTAGAAACGATGTCACCTATCAGTGAACTAATGAACTCAAAGGTGTTTTTGATTGCATTAAAACCCGTCTTTAGACCTTCTACTATTGGGTCAAGGACGTTTTTGTATCCTTCTTTGATTTTATTCTTGAACTCTTCCCATTTTGCCTTAGCAGTGTCCCATATTCCTCCAAGGATTGCTCTAATATTACCGATTGTGCCTTTCAACTTGACCCACCATGTATTGATTTTTCCAGTGAAACCCTTCCAGTTTTCCTTAGCAGTGTTCCATATTCCTCCAAGTTTTTCTTTGAGTTTATCCCAAATCGGCATAACCGTTCCATTCCAAGTGTTTTTGATGGATTCCCAAATTCCTGTCGCTGTAACCTTCAAACCATCCCATATTGGGACCACAACATTATTCCAAGTGTCTTTGATTGATTGCCATACAGATTCTGCTGAAGTTTTTACGGCTTCCCATGCAGCACCTCCGTTCTCTTTGAGCCATTCCCATATGGGCACAATTACCGTATCCCAAACACCCTTGATAGCGTCCCAAGTGCCGGAGGCGTCTACTTTGAGTTGCTCCCACGCAGCGGCTCCATTTTCTTTGAGCCATTCCCATATCGGAACAATCACTGCGTCCCAAGCGGCCTTGATACCATCCCAAGCGGCAATCGCTCTCTCTTTAATAAAATCCCAAATTGGACCAAGATTTTCATCTATCCAAGCCTTTAGTTGCTCATACTTCTCTTTGATTGTATTCCAGATGTTCATGAACGCTTCTTTGACAGTGTTCATAGCCCCGCTAAATACTGAGCCGAGGGAACTGAACGTAGATGAGACACTTTGCGAAAGAGTGCCAAGCGTGCTGAGGCTGCCAGCCAGTGTTGCGATTCCAGCCATCAGAAGTCCTCCCTGTCAAGGAATGAGTAGTCAACGCTCACTGTCTCTCGCCCGCCACTCTTTGCCTCTTGGCGTTGCCGCTTATTCGCCTTTTCCTCTTCCTTACGCGCAACAAGCGCCCATACGAGAGAACGGCGGAAAGTATCTGGATTCATTTCATCTACTTCCTTTAGTGATACTCCGTAGTGCTTTGCTACCATGTAAGCCCACAATTCCAATTGTAGGACCAAATCTTCGGGGCTATTGACAGCCTTGCGTGCGAGGAAATCCTCGACTACGCGCTGTCGCCCTTCGTAAACCCCCCTTGCACGGTCTGTGCAAGTTCATCAGGACTGGGGAGTAGAGAGGAGATTGCGTTCCCAACATCACCCTTGAGATTCAAAATCTCATCAGTAGAGAGAGTAGGGTTGGTCTTCATAATCCAACTGGTAAAGGCGAAGCGCCAATATGCTTCGAGGTTGAGGCTAAGTTCGCCTCCTCCACCGATGTCGAAAAGTTCCTGTGTGGCTCGTTGTATATCGAAGAATGAAATATCCCTAATCCACACCTCCATGACCGCATCAGGGTCATCAGGGTCAATCGGGATTGTATGCTTTGTCTCATTCGTTTGTCTCAACAGTTTGTTCTTGTCCACTACTGGCATTATTTTCCACCTCGGTTACAGCCGACTCTTCGTCGGGGGCATCCGGCTGTTCTTCGGCAGCCGCTTCATCAGCGGGGGCCTCGGACTCAGCCGTGGTTGCTTCCTCGATACCTTCGTCGTCGCGCCGCAAACGCAGGGCGACTTCAGCCTTGGTCCCGTAATACGGGAGGTCGCGACGCTTGCACTCCTCACGGAGTTCAACGAGCGTCATAGCATCGTAGGAAATGTCATTGGGAAACTCTGCCGAGTCAGGGATGTCTTCTACTGTGACATCTGTGACAGTTTCAGGTGTCACATCTGTCTCGTTCGCATCACTATCAGGGCTTTTTGCTGCTGGTTTATATACTGAGGCTTGGGAAAGCACGGCTTCTTCTATCAAATCACGAGAGCGATGAGAAATGAGAATCTCTCCTTCAACCCCCATACGCTGTGCAAACCACTCGCCGTATCCTTGAGCGGTCTTACGCCGGAAGTGATAGACACGTTCACGGGGCGTTGGCATCATCTTTTCACCTCAGCAATGGAATAGAGTATCCGTTGAAACCACACGCATTGCTTTGGGCATGACCTTGAGCGGTGCGCGAATTGGTCCCTTGTCTTCAGGGATAGGGAGTGGAGCCTCAGTGATGACGTAGTCATCGAGATAGATGTCTATGCTCTCACGTGTGCCGGAACTACCGGCCTTTGTAAATGATAATTTAATCATGTTTGTAGTTGTAGCATCGTGGTCTACAGCACGCCGCATCTTGTGGTAAAACACAGGGTCATCCACGATAATTTCTAAGTCAGCCATGTATTCTGTCTGACCTTCAACAGCAATACTTGCATTACGAGCACCAGCAAACGGAACTTGGTCAGTAGCCGCATCAGCAATCGGTGCACCGTTTATGGTGTAGAATTGCTGCACACCAGTGGTTCCAGTGACTGTGAAAGATACAACTTGTCCAATCTGGACTCCCGCAACTGTGATGGTTCCATTGTAGAACATGTATGGCTTTTGAGTGCCAACAGCGATACCTGCTTCTTTTCGCGTAATGTCTGTGTTTGCAGTATCCTCAAAGATGCGATGCGTATTGTATCGGTCACCTTTGTTAGCGTCTTCAAGACGACCTGTGTCTGTATAACAGAGAGCAGAATCAAAACCAACAGAGAGGCGAAGTGCCGCATCTGTATCAGCAGTCAAAGAGAACTCCTTGACTTTACATCCACGGAACAAACGAGTCAACTGCTTCGCATCAGAAGTTCCACCATCTACAACTTCGGCGGTAGTCCCATCATCAGCCTGATTATCACGACGACGAATACTGACTTCCATTGCGAAAGATGGCACATGGCTACGTGAATAAAGAAGACGAGTCACAGGGTTAGTCAAAGTCCCATCAGATAATCTATCAGGACTTCCATGTCGTGAATGATTGTAAAGATGTTCATTATCAGCAACGTCAATAAGAGTTCCACCACCAATAGTAATTGAAGTCGCACTACCAATTGCGGTCACAACACCTACTCTTTGCTTACTTGCATTGAAAACAGTATCACCAATAGCGAATTGCTCTCTTGCGTCAACACCATCTACAGTCATCGCACTTGTGTGAGTTGCCGAGTATCCGCCACCATTGTTGATAAGAGTGCCTGTGGATGCAGTATGCTCATTAAATCGAGCAAAGCGAATTGAAGTATCATCAGCATGACTGAAACATAACGGGCTATCAAGGAATATTTGACCAGCGCCGCTTGATTGAGCAATAGAAACAATTCGACGGATTTCACTTTTTTCTGTCGTATTGTAGTAAATATTAGATGCTGATGCACCAAAAGTGCTACTGAATGTAAGCGTTTGATTGCTATTACTTGCGGTTGTATCAAGGTCTACTCTGAATAACGTAGCACTATCAATTTGAGTAATTACAGAGCCAGCGGCAATACCAGTGCCTGATACTGCCATCCCAACCTTGAGAAGTGCAGTAGAATCCATTTGAATGATTTTTGCATTACCACCAAATGCAGTAGCATCACCACCTGATGGTGTATGGTCAGTATCACAAGTAGAATCTGTGAAAGAATCACTATCACCTTCTTTGAAAGAAACTATACTCTCAGTAGTGGTATCTTTAATGATAACATAATCACCAGCCGCAACAGCGGATGAACCTGCTTTGAATGTAGGTGTAGCAGCACTTGAACTATTAAAAACAAGAAGAGATGCACCAGCAGACACTGCTCCATTCAAAAGATAATCATTATCATCACAAAGAGTATCATATTCAGTTCCTACATCTATTGCTTCCATACCAAGGCAGTAGTAGAGCCATCGAGGATTGTGCATGTTGACTTCAAAGGAGCCACCTTCATTGATGAAGCGACCCGGAACTTGCACCGAGACATCACGACCAAGCCCAACAACATGGTAACGCTTGAGGTCTACTCTTGTCTCAGGTAACGTCACAGCAGTCGTAACACCAAGGAACTGGTCTGTAAGAACAGATTCACTGCTGTTATTGGCTGCGGCGTTATACCCACTGTCTATATCGAGAGCAGGAAGAGCGAAAGAATGGAAGACAAGAGCATCAGTCCCTGATGACGCGGTAGATGTGGCTGTAGAAAGTTTAGGTGTAACTGTAAAAGTAGTTGATGTTTGAGCGACGACAGTAAATTGTTTCCCAGTAGCAGCGTTATCATCAGCAGTGTAACTGTTAGTTCCAATAATACTTAATTTTGCACCAACGAGCATACCGATTGGATACTTGAGCACTCCACTTTGAACCGGAGTAGATGCAGCACCATTAGTTAGTGTAATAAGGCTGGTTCCAGCAGTGCTATCAGTGCTTGTATGTGTAAACGTGAACGATGATGAATTGTAATTATGTGTCAACACTAAACCTGTCTCGTGACCGAAGGAAATCTCGGTCAAATCGCCCTTGTATACTGTGGATGGCATGCTCTACACCTCATGGGATAAGTTCCGCGAAGATAACAACTTCGGTCTGAAAGGTCATTCTAAAATACATTTTCGTCCTATCGGACAAATCCGTGCGTGTTTTGAACACCATTCGGTCGAAGTTGGTTCCGTCGCCTTTTCTCTTCAGATGAACGAGGCGTCGCACCTCATTCTCCATCTTTTTCAGATGCTCTCGACTTCGCGATGTGCGGATGTCAATCGTGATGTTCACCCGCGTGGTGACAAAGTCGTAGAGAAGTTCAGGAGTTTCTTCGTTGTGCGCTGTCTCGTAGCACATAACGAAGTCCTGTCGGGACATATCGAGACGCTTACCGCGCTCAGGAGTGAGTGTAGCAATGTCAGCGATTACTGGTTTGATGTTGTCTGTGTTACCACGATTCCAATCACTGAGAGTGTTGAGGACAGATGTGAGTGCTTCATCGAATGTCGCGACCATCACTCATCACCCCGCATCAATGCTGCTTTATCAGGTAGAAGGACTCCACCACGATAAACCAACCCATATTCGTAGAGCAAAGGAGAGGTTGTGAGCATAACTTCATCCACCCTGTTCATGACATGTTCAAGGATTTCATCAGGCACAGGCTTTCTGTCTCTGAAATATCCATCTCCCTCTTTCTCGATTCCTTCCAATCTGAGTTCTCTTGTCTCTACAGTGTCTCTGAAATCTGCTGGCATCTTAGTAAGGACTTCTTTCAATTCTTCTTGGACGCTGGATTTACTGTAATCGCTCATCATATCTCGAAAGATGTCGTCAATCATACTCCGCTTATCCATTATTCAAACACCACAATCTCCGTGTAGCGTCTCAATATGGCCTCTGCTTCTTGACGTAAAAGTTGCACCTTTGCTCCGATGTCTACATTCTGTGTGCCTTCAGGTATGAGGACGCTGCGGTCATCAGACATCAGTAAGTCAGCAGCAACCATCTTAGTCGCAGCCTCTTCTATCGCCTTTTCCAAATATCGCTCTCCATAGATGTAAGCAACCTTGACAGCGTTCCACTCAAAGAAGGGATATGAGTTGTTGAAGTAGACAATGCCTTCCTCGTGGTCGAGCCACCAATCTCTTAGGCGTCCTACATCCCCACTACTACTTCCACCTTGAAGGTCTACCAAAAGAGTATGTTGTGTTATTTGTCCGCCAATATCGCTGAGAGCGCTACCCACGACGATAACACAGCCGGTGAAGGATGTTGCAGTCGTTCCAGTGTATCGAAAGACATCACCACTGGCATCTACACAAACACCTGCCTTCGCGAAGCCACTTGTTGAATCTACGTTAATTGTAGTTGAGTCAAGGCTACTGAAAGTTGCAGTGTTCACCTGAGTTTGTGACAGTGTGACACTACTATCTGTCACAACTATCGAGCATGACTCGCCACCTTTTACGGCTCTCATGCTTGTCAACTTTACAACACCTGTTCCGTAGTCCGCGTTTGCAGATGCAAGGAACTCATTGTGGACAGCGACGTTGCTTGTTGAGCCTTCAAGAGTAAATGCAGATGCAAACTCTACTGCTGCTTTACTAACTCGGTCTTCCTTGTTGATGAGGTCAGCGAGATTTTGTGCAGTAGTTGTAGCGTCAAAATCAGCACGCCACTGCCCAGTGCCAGTGCCAGCAGTGAGAACAGCAGCAGTTCCATTACCCGGAGACATAACTATCGAGCCGCTAATAGCCCTAACATCTTCAGGGATTTTGATACGAGCCTCAGCACCGCAAATCTCACGGTAGTCGTCACCTTGCCATAGTTCAATACGCAACATTTGCTGGACATTGCGGAAAAGAAGTGGGGTTGTCCCGACATAATCTGTGTAATATCGTCGGCGATAAGGCTTGTATGTGTCAAAATTGATGTATTCTGCACTCACAAGGTAGGGTCGCCAAGCATTATGTGTGATATTATCTATCTTATCCTGAGTTTCCTTAATACGAGCCTCAACAATTGCCTTCGTCATGCCACGCTGTCGTCCTACTGCTCCATTGGAGAATGAGGATGTATTCTGGACATACGCATTGTCTGCTGCTTGATAATCAGCGTGAGTGAACCCACCAGTGAATGCGAGTTTCACACCACTTGCTCCACCGTTCGAAATAGCAGTGATGGTCTTCTCCAATCCAAGAGGGTCTGCATCACTGTAAATGAAAATGGTATCCCCAACTTCAAATCCTATTGTGCGGTAATCTGCGCCAGTAACATAGACGCCGTCAGAAACAGAATCAGCAGCGACAAGCACAGCGTCTTGAGGACCAATAGCAAGGAAGTCAGCAACTTTTTGAGCAGTGGTATAGACAATTGCAGTAGGGTCGAGAGGCCGCGTTTCAGGCTCACCGGGACTAAAGACAACTGGCATCTACTCCCTTGCCTCCTCGTCTCGGTGACCAAGGTTGTATTCCATAGGGCGCTTACATGCACCACATGTCTCTCGCCATAAGAAGTGGAGCATACCGCAGTGTTGACAACGTGTCCCTTTACCGATGTTAAGGATGTCAGCGGCCTCGGTATTTCGATTACGTTGCTCACTCACAACGCCCTGTAGCGGACGTTCTTCGTCAGCAATTGCACCAAGGTCAAGGTTGACATCAGAACGGATTGCTTGTTTTTGCATACGCTCGATGTCTGAAAACTCAATTGTGTGAAGTTCCAAACCCATGCATACCACTCACTCTCAACTTGTAGTCACTATGATGTAGATGTTTCCAAGCACTGTATGTGGGTCACAAGATACACAAGTATTACCACCAATAGCGGTGCTAATGTCTGTAGCGATTGCTGTTCTCAATGTAGTGTCAGCAAAGTTCTTTGGCGGAAAAGGCCCAAGAATTGTAACTGACTTTGCCATCTAAATCACCGCCCTCAAGAGCGGCGACCAATCGCAAGGAAAGTTCCACCAGCGGTATCCATGCCAGCAAAGGGTGGGTTGACCGTAATAGTAGAGCCACTGAAGGTGAAGGTGTCATGTAGAGGGGCACTCACAGCAGCGTAGGAGGTTCCATTTGCAATGTCAACATCCTGATGCTTAACCTGTGCGAGTGCAGAGTTAATGATAACTGCATCAATACTTACAAGAAGACCACTCAGGTTAATACTTGTGTCAGTAGCGGCATATGAGCCTGTTACAATCATTCGGTCACCAAAATAGGTAGGTCGGGTGTCAATAGTTACTGCCATTCAAATCACTCTTCTTCTTCTGCGGACTCTGCTACGAGTTCTTCTGTCTCTGCCACTCCGTCTGGACTCATAACAGTTGCGACGAGTTCGAGTAGTGTGGACTTTGTTGCATAGCCCTTGGGCTTGATGTCATAAGTAGCGAGCCAGTTCTGAATATCCTTACGGGACCAGCCCTCATCAGGGATTCCATCATTGCCAAGGTCTTCACTACGCTCTTCTGCTTCTGTAGCAGTCCAACCTTCGATGCGGAAGTTAATCTCATCAAGGCGAGGGTGGTAATGGTCGAGCCAAGCAGATGTAACGTCAACTGGACGGTTCTGTTCCCAATCGCGCATCTTAGGGTCTGTAGCCCGACGCACATGGGAGCGACCAATGTAAGTCACAATAGGCATGTATTGTCACCTTCAACCGGCGATTAGCGTAATCAAGGTCGTGTCTGTAGCGCCACCGACTGTGAAGGTTAGTTCACCAGTTTCGTGGGCTACAACAGTCGCTGCTGCTGCTAATGATTCATCAGTGTCAGTGTTGTTTGTCAAGTTGATAAGTGCATAGATGCGGCTCAGGCTTGAGTCGTAAGCATTGACTGCGAACTTCTGAGTTGTGCCTGTATCACCAGTGACCATGACTGAGATTAGTCGAAGTCCACTGACTGGTTCGTTGCTGCTGGAGTTCACTGCTTGGAATCCTGTAAGAGCACCGGGGTATGTCCCTGCTGCCGCTGTGCCGGATAGCCATGCTGTGTTGTCACCAACAGTGCCGTCTGCATTAGGAACTGTCGCAGGTGCACCGGGACTGTTTCCACCTATAGGTATGTCCAGATAGGTGGTTGTTACTGTCAGTTGTGTGTGTGAGGTTACTGTTGCCATTTTTCATCATCTCCGTATTGTTCTTGTTATCTCCATCAGGACAAGTCCCGAATACTCCCCTGTGCGCGGAAGAAGGTAGTCCATACCTCGCCCATGGTTCGGTATAGCCCTTCCTGACCGAGACGGTTGATAGCGAACGGGTCGCCTGTCTCGATACCGGACTCGAAGTATTGAGTCGGGATTGCCGTGGAGAAGTATAGGTAGTCCGTGTCGAGGAAGTAAACTCGGCTGATGCCGTCCTTCTCAACGTCCTT